GGCATAACTGTTGAAACTTGAAGCAAGGAGGCGAGAACGATGGCACGTAACAGGGTTGAATACTACATTCAAGAAGGTGCATTTCACACGTTCAAGGTGAATGCTGGCGAGACGCTGTTTATTGGTCAACCTGTTGCGATTCGCGGTGACATGACGGTTGGCCTTGCTAACGCTGGCGAGGATGCTATTGGGATTGTCTACTCTGGTTCGGTTGGTAAAGATGGCGTGAATGAAGGCTACAAAGGGGACGAAGGCGATGTTGTTACGGTTGTGATGCTGAAACCTCTGGTTTACCTGACTGCTGGCGACGCTGTTCCTGCTGGCTCTGACGTGGAAGTTGGCGAGGGCGGCAAATTTGTGGTCGCTTCGACTGGTAAGGTTGTGGCCAAAGCTGTTACGAGCGCGACTGCGAACGGCGAACAATTCGTTGCGATTCTGAAATAATTCCAGCAAGGAGGTAGAGAGACATGGCTGACTTGGCACTTGGTCAACACCCTCTGTTGAAGAAGGAATTCGTGGATCGACGTATCCGCGATTTGATTGGTCACCAGTTTGTGGCTGACCAATTGTTCACGCAAACGAACGTTGATGCGCTGGCTATTAAGTATTTGGTTGATGCTGACGCTGATGAGTTTGGTCGTCAAGCCTACGATGAAGTACCGGAGGTTGGTGAAAACTCCGCGTACAAGCGCATTGGCTTGACGGAAGAAGAAAAGACGGCGCTCATTAAGAAATACGGCCTTGAGGTTCCGATTACCTACGAAATGCAGAAATTCGGGCAAGAGTCCCAGATTGAGCGCGCTTACCGCAAGCTCGCGATGAATGTGCGTAAGATGGTTGACACGATGGCGTATAACAAGCTGATGGACAAGAACGCGGGTATTCTGAACTCCACTTCTGGTGGATGGAGCACTGCTCAAAACATGATTGACGAGCTGGTTGACGCGAAAGCTGAGATTCGCAAGTACGGTTACACGGCTGACACGCTGGTGATTAACCCGCAAGTTGAAGCTATGATGCTCAAGAACAAGGATATTCGTGATGCGCTGCGTCAAAACAACACGGACGTTGCTTTGTTGCGCGGTTATATTGGCGATTTCCTTGGCTTGAGCATTATTGTTGACGAAAACTTCCCTGCCAACCATGTTTTGATGCTTCAGCGCAAGATTGTTGGTGACATTGCGGACGCTGAACCGTTGCGCACGAAGGTTTACAACGAAGATGCGCACGACCGTACGATTGTTCGCGCTACGCGCTTCACGCAAGCGTACTTGACTGACCCGAAAGCGGTCTACCTGATTGAGAACGTGGTGACTGCTTAACGGTTCGCGGGGAGAGGTTGAGATAGTTTGAGGTTGCTGTCTCTCCTCTCCCCTTTTCAATACAAACGGGAGGTGAAAATGTGAAAGTCAAAACGCTAGTGGACAACGTTTTGCGATATGGCACGAAAAAGGGAACCATTCTCGAAGTCACGGAAGCGCAAGCGCAACACCTTCTGAAACTTGGTGTTGTCGAGGAGGTTAAAGACGAGAAGAAGCCTGCTAAGAAGGCTAAAGAAGGTGACAAATGATGTACTGCCAAGTAAGTGATGTGAGGGGCGTTTTCAAGAATAAGCTCCCTCCGCAGATTACCGACCAAGACATTGAGTTTTACATCCAGAAGGCTATGGCCGTGGTTGACGGCTACCTCAAGGAAGCCTACAATGTTCCGTTTAATCCAGTCCCCGAGTTGATTAAACACATTACGATTGACTTGGCTATCTTCTTTTTATCCGAGTCGCTTTACACCTCTCAAATGCCAAACTTTGATGAATACCATGCGAAACGCTACGACCGAGCCATGCAAATGCTGGAGAAGATCGCTGCAGGAGACATTTCCATTGGAGTCCCGACGAGAAGCACTTACCAAAGTGGTTTTGCTTCAACAAATGAAGAACCTCCGATTTTCACTCTTGAAGAACCTTATTGGTGATGGCTTATGGCGTTGAAAGTGAATATTCGAGTAGAGCTCCACGGCCTCGACAAGAAGTTGAAAAAGCTCTCCGACATGGATTTTTCTAAGCCTCTCAAGCAGTCTGGTATTTACATGGAGAGGTCTATTGGAACTCGTTTTCGTCAAGCTAGATGGAAACCTCTTTCCCCTAACACCATCAAATGGCACCCTCATCGTCGAGGCGGAAAACCGTTGAATGATACAGGACGCCTCAAACAGTCTGTAACTACGAGGGCAATTAAGAAAGTGAGCAAACACAAACTCCAATACGGTACGAATCTCGTTTACGCTCCTCTCCACAACTTTGGCGGTAAGACGAAATTCGGGTACGTTCCTGCACGTCCCTTCTTGTACTTCGATTCCAAGGATGAGCAAATCATTAAGCGCATTTTCGAGGATTATATCAAGGAGTTGACCTCGAATGTCTGACATTGGTATGTACCGCGAGATTAAAGAAGCCTTGAGACAGCAAATTAAGAACTACCTCGCAAGCGTCGGGGAGAATATTGAGGTATACCCTGTGCCCTATCAAAATATCGCCTACTTTCCGGCGATAGCGCTTGAGTTGTCCTCACGCAGAAAACCCAAAGTCGGGGTTGGAGTGAGACAACTTGAGCTTGATATGGCAGTTTGGGTATACGTCAATATCCTCGATGCGGAAGATGCGGATAACGAATGTTTGAGACTCCTTGAGTTGGTTGAAGACGCGATTGAAAGTGACAAGACGCTTGGAGGTGCTTGTCACTACCTGAGCATTGATGACGTGGCGGAGTTTGGAACGGTTCAACAAGGCGAAGCAACCTTCTTGCAAGGTGCTCGCTTGAATGTGCATATTCAAAAGCGCTTTGCCAAGTGAGGTGAAAACAATGAAGTTGCAATACATGCGGGAAAAACCAATTAAAATCCTTTTCCCCGAATACCACGAGGTGAAAAAGGGTTATGTGATTGAAACCGAGGACAAGTTGTTTGCTAAAGAGTTGAAAATGCTCGGTTTCGTGGAGGTTGAAAACGAGAAAACCAAGAAGAAGGCAGGTGACAAATAATGGCTCAAGCTCACGGCTTTGACAACACGGTTGTGATTGCTACGGAAAGCCAATTCGCGCAAGCCCCTACGAGCGGGTTCAAGTGGATTGGTGTGGTTGAGAGTTTCGAGCCTGAAGAAAACAACAATACGGACGCTCGTCGGAGCGTTGGGGTTCGCGGCCCGTTCATGTTGCGCGCTGGCGCGAAAGAGGTTGACGGTTCTATCTCGTTTGCGCTGCAAAACGCTCGCATGATTGCCTACGCGCTCGGAAAGGTTACTACGACTGGTTCTGGGCCTTACACGCATACGATTACGCCAGTGGGTAGCGGCGAGTCGCTTCCTAGCTTCACGATTCAAAACCATAACCAACTACTTGGGTTCACTCGGAACTATGTTGGTGGTAAGGTTGACTCGCTGACGATTACCGCGAGCGCAGAAGAAGCAGTCACGGCGGAAGCGGAAATTCTGTTTTCGCATGTGGAAGACCAAGGGATTACTCCCGTTACGGTTTCCGCTGAGCTTGATAACTATTTCATGTTCTACGAGGGCTCGGTATTAATTAACTCGGTTCCCATTGCGAACGTTCGCGAATTTGAACTTGAGATTGCTAACAACCTTGAGCGGCGTTTCGTGTTGAATGGTTCTAACCGTCCTGCTCGCATTGAAGAGGGTAACCTTGAGATTACCGCGAGTTTGACGCTTGACTTCGTGGACACCACTCAATGGGAAGCTTTCATGAATGGTGACAACCTCGTTGTTGAGTTGGCGCTCCAAGACGTTCATGACTCCAACCACTCCATTACGATCACGCTTTCTGGTGGCGTGTACGATACGAACAGCCTCCCTGTGAACGCGGAAGAACTACAAGAACAAGAGCTTGAAGCGATTTTCACGGGTATTGAAGTTGTGGCGAATGATGGTAACTCTAACCTCATTTAATTCCTCCTCCCTCTTTCCCCCTCTCAAAACTCCATAGAAAGGAAGGGTAAACCATGAGCAAACCTTGGTTGAAGAAGAACAATGAGAAAGTTATTGAAGTGATGGGTGCTAAGATTTGGCTCAAACCTTTGTCGTTTGGTGAGTCTCGTAAAGCCATTAAGGAAGCGACGCGCATTAATATGGTGACGCGACAAGCGGAGGTTGACCCTTCTCTGTTGGCGGTATTGCGTGCGCTTTACCAGATTAAAGATTGGGAGCTCACGGACGAGGAAGGTAACAAGTTGCCAATTACCCTTGAGACGATTGACAACGTGCTTGATGAGCACTTTGTAAGCGAAATGATACAAAAGATTACCGAGCTAGATAACAATGGAGTGACGGAAGACGAAAAAAAGTAATTCGCGATGCGGTAATAAAGAGCTTGCAAGGAAAGAAGGTGGAAAACCCTCCTCCTATTCTTGAGGTGTATGAGCTTTGTAAGGAGTTTGGGTGGCTCCCTTCCCAACTTGCTCAAGAGGATAACAAAACCATAGAGGAACTCATGGTTGTAATGAACACCATTAACGAGTACAACCAGAAGCAAGAACGGAAAGTCAAACGCAAAGAGCTTGCCCAGAAGTTTGGAGCAATAAGGAGGTGAGATAAGTGGCAGGACGTAATGCTATTGACATTGTTGTGAACGCAACCGATCGCGCGAGTGGGAAACTGCAAGGGATTGCAAAAAACCTTGAGGGTATTCGCCAACGAGCGGAGCGTGCTGAAGCAATTGTTAAGTCGGCTATGGCTGCAATGTCCACCGCTCTTGCTGGTGTTACGTTTGCTGGTTTCAAATTCAACGCTATACTTGAGCAGTCTCAAGCTAAGTGGACGACGCTTTTGGGTTCGCAACAAAAAGCCATTGAACAATTGAAGTGGATTCAAAATTATGCTAAGTCGTCTCCGTTTGATTTTGAAGGAGTTGACAAGGCAGCAACGACCATGATGGGGATGGGGATTAGTCTCAAAAATGTCCGCGAGTGGCTCCCTATCCTTGGTGATGTTGCGGCTGTTCTGGGTGGAGGTACCGAGACGATTGAAGGTATTGCACGCGCGCTCGGACAGATGAACGCCAAAGGTAAAGTATCCGCGGAAGAGATGGAACAACTCGCGGAGCGTGGTGTAAGCGCATGGCAATTCCTTGCTGACGGTATGGGGTTGACTGTTGGGCAAGTCCGCAAGTTGTCTGAGGAAGGTAAACTCCTTTCTAAAGATGCTCTCCCTCTCATCATTGAAGGGATGAAAAAGACCTTTGGCGGCGGTACGCAAAACTACATGAAGTCTACTATTGGGCAAGCTGAGCAAGCTGTTGAGAACTTCAAGCAACTCGCTGGGCAATTGACGAATGAAGTTTATGTGTGGTTTGGAGCCAATGTCCTGCCACTTATCAACGCAGGTTTAGAGAAGCTCCAAAATATTTTCTCTGGTGGTCTTCTTGCTGGTTTCGAGAAGTTGTTTAACAGCAAGTACGCGGTAGCGATTCTCGCGATTGCTGGTGCGATTACGGGAGTGCTTATTGCTGGGTTGGTTTCGATTGCTCCCGCAGTCGCGAGCGCGGTTGCGGCTTTTGCTCCATTCCTCGCGATTGGCATGGCGGTTGCAGGACTCGCCTACTTGATTATTCGCTATTGGGAGCCTCTCAAGACGTGGTTCATTAATACGTTTGGAGGGCTCTTCAATATCTTTGCTAACTTCTTCAATGGTATTTGGACGTTGGTTCAACCTGTTCTTTCCCAAGTCGTGACGTTTATTAGTCAAAAACTCACCGAGTTGAAAACCTTCTGGAGTGAGAACTGGGATACAATCAAGCAAGCTGCACAAAACGTTTGGAACGCAATCAAATTCGTGATTGATGTTGCGCTTAAAATCATTCTCGCCATTTTCCGAGTGGTTTGGCCCATTATTAAGTTGGTGGTGCTTTCGACTTGGGAAGGGATTAAAACGATCATCGATGGAGCCCTCACATTCATCATGGGTATAATTCAATTCTTCTCTGGTCTCTTCTCGGGTAATTGGAGCAAGATGTGGGAAGGGATTAAAAACATTGTGAGCGGAGCCCTACAATTCCTCTGGGGCTTGTTCTCGACGTTCTTCATTGGCCGCTTCGTTGGGGTAATTGGCAAATTCGCGGCTACGGGCTTGAAGCACATTGTGAATTTCGCTTCCAAAGGTATTAACGCTATTGTCAAGTTTGTGACGAACGTTGCAAGTAAGTTTGCGAGCATGGTTTCCAAAGTCATTTCTAAGGTAACGAACTGGGCTAATACCATCATTAGTAAGATTGATAGTTTCGTAACGAGCGGGATTAACAAGATTAAGAGCTTCAACTCAACGCTCGGTAATCTTTTCGAGAAAGGCTGGAATGCTCTCAAAAGCATTGTCAAAAGTGCAATTGATAATACCTTGAGTGTGATTAAAGGCATGGGTAACGCCTTCTTAAATGCTGGTCGCGGGCTCATTGATGC